GGTAATAATCCAGACCCTGTTAAACCAAGTGGTGATTGTTGTGATACTTGTAATACTAATAAAGTAATACCAGCAAGAATGAAAGACATAATGCAAATGAATCACTTAGGCGTATGATAAATGTTATTCTTCGGATTTATAATATTATGTTCTTGGTTAGTAATGATTAGTTTTGAAATACAAAGAGAAAAAAATAACAGAAACAACTGGAAAGGCAAATAAATAAAGAAAGAAGACACAAATGGTTCGCAAAACATTTGTGTTTTTTGAAAACAGATGTCAATAATAAGGGTATTTGTGACGCTAATAAGGGTATGATATTAGTTAAAAATTAACTAACGGAGGTGTATGGAAAATAATTTAATAAATAATATGGCAGATACTTTAGAGTATAGGATCGCCAATAGAAAAAATAATGCATCAGGTGCTGCACAAATATTTCGTAACGCACAATGTGTATACAATGACTTTAGAACTGTAAAAATACTTAATGTTGTATTCTCATATTTAATACAGAAATTCAAACAAGAAGAAGGAATTATAAAATTAACAAACACTTCAAAGAATGTTGGAGATATAGCACTAAATATACTAGACGCACGAGAATCCAATTCTAGCGACTCTAAGTCAATTATGGTAGGGGACTTCATCTTAGAGCAATTAATCAAAGATAGATACCTTCTCTTGCATCGTGAGCCATTTTATACAGTAGAACAAGTATATTTTAAAGGAAAAAAGAAAAACTTCAATTACAACCCATATGTACTAGAAATGGGAACTGAATTTCCTAAAATATCTATCAACCCTAAAGAGAGAATTGGATTGTCAATTCATAAATACAAACCATGGATAAAAGGTCAAAGAAATAATCAAGGTGAAAAAGAAAGATTAGTAAAATCTAAAATACAAATAACAAAAGCATATGATAAAAAACCATTTATGGAATCAATCAATAAATTAGAAAATGTTAAATGGAAAATAAACCCTGATATTGCAAGAATAAGTAACATGCTTAAAAAAGATTTAATAAATACAGAAATAAATCTTACTGATATTGATGGTAAACAGATAATATTCAACACAGTTGACATAAAAAGAAAAAAACAAAACAAACATTTAGAAAATATATTGTTATATAAAGATTCAGACTTATTTGAACCTCATTTAGGCAACTCAACTGCTGTACCAAAACTAGAAAAAGAACTAGAAACACTGAAAACTAGACACAACAAGCTCAAAAATGAACAAAAAAGGGAAGAAACTAGCATTAAAATTGAATTAATTAAGAAAAGTTACAATATAGAGAACAGAAGATGGACTGATAAGCAATATTGTCTAAGAAAACAATCACAGTCAGCAAGAAACAAGGCAATATTAGAAACAATCAGCGGTAATGAAACCCAGCCCGGCTGGTTAGGTTACAACTTCTATCAATCAATGTACTTAGATTATCGTGGACGCATATATAATCGTGATCCATACTTCAGTTATCAATCAAACGACTTAGCAAGAGCTCATTTTCTATTCGCTGAAGAAAAAGAAGTAGACCAGCAAGGTGCTGAATATACATTTATACATACAGCAACTTCATATAATCAAACATACAAAATAGATGAACTTAAAAAACAATCTTGGTTAACACTTGATTACACAACACCATTAAAAGAAGATGGATTAGTAGATATATCAGTAGATAAAATGGGTGTAATGGATAAACATAATTGGACAATAGAAAATATAGATAATATTTTAGATGTTGCCTCAGACCCAATAGCAACTATAGATTATTGGCAAAATGCAGAAAAACCATGGGTATTTTTATCTTTATGTTTTGAAATAGGTGGAATTATTGGTGGAGCCCTAGCTAATGAACCATATTATTCTTCTATGCCAATCTCAATTGACGGAGTTAACAACGGTACGCAACATTTAGCAGCAATGTCTTTAGATGAAAAAGCTGGTAAACTAGTAGGACTAATACCTATGGAAATACCCAAAGACTTTTATTTAGTAATGGGTAAAGAAATATTAAACTTAAATAAAGATACTGAAATTGGTAACAAGCTTAAACATATTCCTATGAAATTAATACGCAAAGGAATAAGCAAGCGTGGTTCAATGACAAGAGCTTATGATGCTGGTGCTAGAAAGATTGGTGAAATAATATATCAAGATTCTTATGATGCTGGTATTACTGCAAAATATAACATCACTCGTTCTGATTCTAAATCTCTTGGTAAAGACTTAGTACAAGCTTATGATTCAGTATGCCATGGACCAGTAGAAATCAAACGATACTTACAAGCATTAGTTAATCATAAAATAAAAGTCATGAACCTTAAAGACATATCATGGGACACGCCCAGTGGATTTCCTGTTCTTACTCAAAAATGGGTAGCAAGAAAGAAAGTATATCAAGGTTCACTACAAGGCAAAAAGATTAGTCATGTATATCTAGATGTAACTGACAAACCAGCACTAGCAGAACACCTATCAGCTATTGGTGCTAATTGGGTTCACTCATATGATGCAAGCCACATGTCATTAGTTATAAATAAACTTGACCTTGATAGTTTTGGTGCGATTCACGATAGCTTTAGCGTTCATGCTGCTAATGTAGAAGAACTTATATATGTAACTAAAAGTGAATTTATAAAGATGTATGCTAAAGATGTCTTTGAAGTTATGCGTGAAGAAATAATATGGAATGATGAGTTATTTAATAAAGAAACCCCAACAGTAGGCAACTTAATACTAGAAGATATATATGACTCAGACTTTTTCTTTTGTTAATAATAAGGAGGTAATATGAAATACGTTAAGATTTTAAAAGAAGATATTGAGATAGCTAGAAAAATGTCAGACAACATGGGCACTTTAAATAATTCTATTACAAAAGGACAAGGAAATATCATTGGCTTTTTGGGAGAGATTATTGTTGCACAACACTTAGGTATAGTTTTAAGCAACACATATGACTATGATCTAATATATAAAGATAAAAAAATAGATGTTAAAAGCAAGAAAGTATCAACACCACCTAGAGATTACTATGAATGTTCAGTAGCTGCACTAAACACTAAACAAAAGTGTAACCTATATGTATTCACTAGAATTAAAAACAACCTATCTGAAGGATGGATACTTGGATACCTAGAAAAAGAAAGATACTTAACTGACTCAAAGTTCTTAAAGAAAGGTGAAATAGATTCAGACAATGGTTGGAAAGTACTAACTGATTGTTATAATCTTCCTATAAATAAACTAAAAGATATAGAGGAATTAAAATGACAACTGAAGAAAAATTAAACCCCAGTCACTACAAGCAAGGTAAAATAGAGGTTATAGATTTTATCTTAGACCAGAAAATGGATTACCTAACAGCTACAATAATAAAATATACATGTCGCTGGAGGTTTAAAGACGGGATATGTGACCTAAAGAAAGCTAGATGGTTCCTAGACAAACTCATTGAACAAGAAGAAAAATAGTTTGTTCCACCCCCTTTAGGACATAAAAGAAAACAAAAGCCATACAGTCTCATACACCACACCTCCAATGAGAACTGTATGGCACTTCTAATCAGGACACCGCAAGCGGTGTCCGTAGAGAAACAAGTAGCTCACCTTGTGTGAGTACTTAAGGCGGTGAGAAACCCTCACCATTTATAACTAGTAAAAAGGAAAATCAACATGATTTTAAACAACGTAAAAGTAAAATGGGCAAGAGTTGGCAGCAACCCTGCTAACAAATATGCCTCAGAAGAAACAGAGTGGACAATAGATTGTCTTGTAACGGCAGAACAATCTAAGGAATGGGTCGCTAAAGGATTCGCACAGAAAGAACGCTTTGATCCTGAAGATGGCACACCTTTCGTAAAGATTAAACGAAACACACACTTTAATAAGAAGAACCCTATCACAGGTGCTATGGAAAAGATGGAAATATCTTCTCCATTTGTAAAAGATAAGTACGGTGATAACATGGGTGAAACAAACATAGGTAACGGTTCTGTCTGCAACGTACAATACATGGAAAGACCATGGGAATACGCAGGTAAAACTGGAATCACTGCAACCTTAGTTGGAGTACAAGTCATGGAACTTGTCGAATATGAAGGCACTGGTGGCGGTGATGAGTTTACTTATCTTGAAAGACCTACTGCTGAATTAACAGAAAATTCAGATGAGGACGTACCGTTCTAAGTTAATTCTCCACAGTCCTGAGCATGACAGAAAACTGCTCACTTATAAGGAGGAATGAATGGCATTAAGACAGTATCAAAAAGACACTCTTAATAATATCATTCGGTCTCAAAGAAAAGGAAACAAAAACATATTACTTCAAGCAGCTACTGGTTCAGGTAAAACTGTAATGGCATCTGCTTTTGTAAAGCATTCAATAAATCAAAACAAAAGTGTATTATTCCTAGCGCACAGAAGAGAGTTGATAACTCAGTGCTCAGATAAACTAACAGA